GATCTCCTGGAGAAGAAGGTGCGCTTCGTCCTTGCTTGGGTCAATGCCCTGCCCGCTGAGTGAGGTCTCGGACATCTTGACGGAAGCCTGTTCGCCAAGGGTGAGCTTCTCGAAGTTCGGCTTGATGCGGGAAGAGGCGCGGTTTCGTGCCGTAATGGATGGGTCGTTGATGCCAATGCCAGCACCGCCAGCGATTGACTGGTTTGCCTGGCCCTTGACCGAACCCTGCTTGTTGATGCTGATGTTCGTAAAGACTGGAGCGGTAGCAATTGGCTTACCAGCAGCGGCAGCCGCAACGATACGCTGACCCTTAGCAAGTTTACGTGCCTTCTCGGTGGCAGTGCCAATAGAGGCAATCTGCTCAGGCGTGGCAATATCAGGGTCAGTCGTGTACTGTGCTGGAATCGCCCGCGTTCCTTCGAACGCTGCGGGGATCTTTCGTACCTTGTCGGCCATCAGTCACTCACTCCAAAATATGTGAACACTGGATCGTTCACGGGCTTCTCTGGGTTTCGCAAAGCGTGTCGCACAGCAATGGCCAGTGCCATCACTGCATCTTGCTCCAGCTTCTTATCATCCAATTTGTAGGTGAGGAGTTGCCTGCGCATCTCATCCCACGCACCGCCAGTTGGCAGTTCGATTTGTCCCTTGTCTAGGACCGCCTTCAAGTCATTGAGGAGTTCCACCTTCTTCGCCTTGGTGCCACCGAAGTCAAACCCTCGGAGCGGGCGGATGATGCTGAACTCCTGCTGAAATAGTCGTCCACCGAGTCCTGTGGAATCGACGATGGTGGTGCAGTACGCACCGTCTTGCTGGTAGAGGAGATGTCCTTCGCGGACCATGTTCACGACGGCAGAGATGCTCTGCTTGCCGCCACGCTTTCTAATCCGCGTGCCGCGAAGGAGTTTTCTGTCAGTAATGTCGAGTGTAATCGCCCACGTTGCGTCATGTGAAATCCCTGGGTCTACACCCTGGACATACTTATGGTGACGTGTCGGGCCTAACTCTGCGACTCCTGATTTGAATACTGCCTGAATGGACTGGGACCAGAAGAATGCGTCCCTAGCCTCAATGAAGAATCCGTCAATGTTCTGGGGGATGAGGTACTCGGCTTGCTGCCGAACAACGTCATCAAAGTTCTCCTGGGTTAACCCGTACCCAATGTTATCACGAGTGGACAATCGGAACGAGATGAACTTGTCGTCGCGGGCTGGGTTGTCGGGGTTCCCCTTCTCCCACAGGTCCGCGTATTCGTTGAACCCCTCAGTCGGCGTTCCAATGAAGTGGAGTGGTCCGCCAGTGGAGAGTCGTCGGAGGTTGAGCACCTCTTGGTAGATCATCAGCAAGTGCGGCTCAAACGCTGCCTCGTCAAACGAGATGCCGTTCATGTCCTTACCAAGGAGAGCCTTGGCTCGATCCTGTGTAGTTCGGAAGTGGATGCTCGCTCCGCCCACGATAGGGTTGAACTTGATCCACGGATACTCACCGCGATACTTCTTGGTGGTCTCTACGATCTTACCAAGTTCCTTGACCATCGGGCAACCACGACCTTTTTGGGCGGGGTGCTGGCCAGTGAGGATGGTCTCAATTTCTCGGAAGACTAGCTCTGCGGTCTCCTGCTGGATACCGATGTGGAACCAGTCATAGGGAGAGTCTAGCCACGCAAGGTGGGACTGGGAATCACCATATTTCGGGTTTGGAAGTCCCAGTTTGTACAAGGCGTGGTGGAAACAGACCACCGCCATTGCCATCGTTTTGCCCGCACGGTTGCCAGCGGATACGACTGTTGTGATGTATTTCGGTCGATACCCAGATTCATCGCGCTCGGAGCAGGACTTCCACCATGCAACCTGTCCAGGATTTCCCTGGATGCCAAGCCACCTGCGAGCAAAGAACTCGATGTCAGAGCGACCACGAGCCAGATCGACCGCAACTTCATTGGCTAGTTGCTTCAAGCCTTGTTGCGCTTGCTGATCGCGGCTGCCTTTGCACGGGCATCCGTCTTGCTGCTGGCACCCCAAGCCTTCAGGCTAAGGAGTAAGCGCGTCGGACGACCCTTCTCGTCGCGCTCAGGACCAGGCATACCGCCCATGCGGGCGAGGAATGAAGCTCGTCGGGGATTGTCCCCACTCTTGACGGGAGCCTTCAGTGTGCCGCCAGTCTGCGCCTTGTAGGACGCGCGACCCTTGGCATTGAGTCCGCCCTGCGGATTCTTGCCTTCCTTGCGTTGCCATGCAGCACTCTTTGGCATCAGATAACTCCTTCGGCAGCAGCCGAACTCATGTGGTGGGTATCGTGGACAACTTGGCCATCAACTGGGTAGAATGGTCCACCAAGGTCACGCCAGAAGATTGCGTCTGCAAGGTCTGGGTTTGCCTTGCCCATGTCCGTTGTCCATCGGACGGTTGTTGGGCGGTGCATCACCTGGGTGTAGTTCAGAATTCCGTACCCATCAGGAATGATGCGGTCTGCTCCATTGGTTTCTTCTCGGTACCCTGTACGCTGTTGCGTACAGTATACAGCGCCCCAATCGGGGTTGTCAAGTAGAGCCTTGAGCATGACCTCAAACTTGGTCTCTGAGGGCATGGAGCCATTGTCCACATAGACAATGGCATCCGCCTTCGTCCTGTCCAGCACGTAGTTAATCTTGTTGGAGTATGGGATAACCGCATATCGGTCGCCATCTCGTGGCGTTGGCAGGAGGATGGGGGTCACGTTCACGCGCCAGAGTTTGTCTAGGGCCGCGCTCGCAACGTCAAAGTCATCTTGCCCCTCGCACATAATCCAAATCTCATCTGGAATCTTGCTAGAGGTCAGGACTCGCTCAATGAGCGGATAGGTGTTCTCGTGCCGACCGTACATGGTCATGATGACCGCGAGCTTCAACCCTTGATTCTCCCAATGATGTCGCTTGTTGAAATGCCAACGGTGTAGGGGATGTACAGCATCTTGATGCCTTTGCGGTCTAGCCACTCCTGGCTAATCCCCAGTTGCCCCATCAGGGCTTCCCCAGTCCAGTCATCACCGTGGGCAATGTACTTAATGTTCAGGTTGCTGAGGAAGTCAATGGTGTAGCCGCTGTCTTCGTCCCCAATGTTGAGGCAAACATCATCAACCCACTTGCACGCCCGAAGCGATTCCATCCGTTCGCCAATCGACAGGATTGGCTCTCTCTTGTAGCGGGAAGCAAAGTCATCGGTATTAAGAGAGACGATGACCTTGCCGTGCTTACTGCACTCTTCTAGGAACTTTGCGTGTCCGTAGTGGAAGAGGTCAAATGTCCCGCCGACATAGACCCAATTGTCGGACATTACTTCTTCTTCTGGACGCCGTACTCAGTGGAGTTAGGGTCAAGAGCCTTGACGACGATCTGGAGGGCGGACGCTAGGCCTGCGCTGATGATCGTTCGGAAGTCGCCGCCGTTGATGTCTAGGAGCGGGATGCCCAAACCAAGTGCGACCGAGATCGACACGGTGAGGAACGTCCGAACTGCATCGAGCAGCATCTCGTCAATCTTGCTGTTGTCTGCGATGTACTTGAACCATGCGCCAATCTTACCCATGATGGTCTTCTCCTTCTTAGCGGCCTCAGCCGCGTTTCCTGCCAGAGCCAGACCCTTCGCTCCGATTGATGCCCAGTCGACCTTTTCTAGGGCTTTTACCGCAACATCCAACTCGGATGGTGTCTTAGTACCAGATTCTACTTTCGGAGCCTCTACGGGCTTCCTAGGTGCCTCTACGTTGATTGTGGGGGCTACCTGCGCGACCACTGGAGCAGGAACAACTACTGGGGCAGGAGCCACTACTGGAGCAGCGACTGGCGCTGGAGCGGCGACCTTGCCTGGATGCGTCACGATCAGCACGCACTTGTAGTCAATCCCAGCCTTCTTCGCCTTAGACTTGCTGCTGGCGATCTGGCGGAGCTGCTCTTCGGTGACTGGTACGCCAAACTTCTCAGCGGCGACCTTCTCGTCACGAGTAGGACACGCCCACTGCCAGCCGTGGTCTGCACACCAGCCAGCGGAAGTCATATGGCCGTAGCCGTCGGTAATCTTCTTAGCGTCTTTCTTCGTCCAGTATCGTCGCCATCCGTCGTGCCACTTGCTGATCGCTACGCCTGCTGGATAGCCAACTGGCTGCTGCACCCACACCATCAGTGCGGCACCAGCCTTGGCAGCGGCAACAGCATCAGCCCACGACTTTGCATAGCGACCCTTGCCGCCTAGGTGGGCGACTACCTTGGCAGCCTCAGCAAGAGAGCCGCCATTGTCGGAGACACCCTGCACATCTTTGCGGCCAGTGACTTTCTTCATCGCGATCACACCCTGGGCCGCGCTGTAATCTACCGTGTAGCCAGAGGCCCACGAGACAGCAGCAGCGCAAGACGACCATGTGCAGTCATCAAGGATCTGCTTGGCGCCCTTCTGCTGGGCTTCTGCGTCAGAGTAGAGTTGCGACTTGACCCGATATTGCATTCGTTAATCCTTCCAGCGTAGTGGTCCAGTAAGGAACCACACTAGCGTCAGACCCGTGAAGATTGCTGACATGGTGTCTTTTGTTGCCCCGTCTGGCAGTACGACTACCGCGAAGAGCAAACCGAGGATCGTCCATGATCCACCGACGAGATCGTTAATAATGCGTGAAATCATTTCTTTCTCCCTGTGTTGGAGGCTGCGACAGCAGCCGCTGCTGCTTGAGCTACCTGGCTTACGATGATTGCCACCGCAACTGGTTGAGCCTGCTTCTTCTCCTCGACCGAGAGATCATTGCCTAATGTGGTGAGTGCTGAGACTGCCTCCCCAAGCGCCTGGGCTACTGCGTCCGCTGGCCCTTCAGGAGCCACGCTAGGACTTGGAACTGGTTCAGGACTCGGAGTGACTTCTTCGCTTGGAGTCGGGCTTGGAGTCGGCGTTCCGCTTTGTTCTGGACTAGGATCTGGAGTTCGCGTTGGAGTTGGTGATGGTCGCTCACTCGGAGCTACCGTTGGGGTAGGGCTTGGCGTAGGCTGCGGAGTTTCAGTCGGAGTTGGATCTGGGCTTGGCGTCGGCTCTTCAGTCGGAGTCGGAGTCGGCTCTGGTGTAGGCTCTGGCGTCGGCTCAGGCGTCGCGCTGGGTGTAGGCTCTGGCGTCGGCTCAAGGCTAGGCTCCGCACTCGCGCTCGGCAATGGGGTCGGCTCCACTGGTACTGGATCCCACGGTCGATTTGGCAGACAAATCTGCGTCCACGGATCTGGTTCGTCCGCCCACCAGAATGGACCCCATAGTTTCCACTCCCCCGTGTACGGATTCGTTCCCCCGCACCAGATTTCCTGCTGGTTTGCATAAGCAATTCTTGGAAGAACAAGGCTTACTGCGACTAGAAGTACCAATAAGGCTGCGGAACGCAATCATGACTCCGATTCTCCGACCCCTAATGGCTTGATTTCCGTTGCTTCAATGATCTGGTAGGTGGCACCTCCGCCCAGAATGCCCGCAAGTTGCAGTGCAACCTCACGATCTGCGCCCTTCTCTTGACGTCGGTCAATCATTTCCTGTGCGCGAAGTCCTTCTGCCAGCGTTGGGGTCAAATCCCCCTCCTGAACCGCGCTGTGTACGTAGTCTCGTACCAGCATTGCCAGGTCGCCCGTTGCCTTGATGGTCTTCTTCTGCTTCTGAAGGTGCTTTACGGCGGAGATTCGCTTGTGTTCGTGGTCTTCGGTGAGGTGATCACGCTTGTGCTTGCCAAGAGTGATGCGGGAGATGTAGTGTCCAGCGTCTGCAAGCCACTTCGAGAGCTGCACATCGGACATTCCGTCGCGCATCTTCTTGTTGACTGCCTCAACCAGTGGGCTGCGGCAAACGTGGCAGCCCGTGAGGACTGGTGCGAGGTCAGTCACGTGACTCCAGTGCGGCAGTCAGCGCGAGCAGCGCGTCCGTTCGAGTTGCGCCAGTTGCGCGCTGCTTTGGCTCATCCCAAGAGTTTGGCAGTCCAGCGTCAGCAGTCCACACGCCGTCAATCTGATCTAGCAGAACGACCTGCCAGCCGTGAACATCAGCGGCGGCCATTGCTGCGTCCAGTGCCTGAAGTTCAGCATCCATTACGCACCCACCCGTGCAACACTCAGCACTGGGTATGCGCCAGCAAGTGTTGATGTATTCAGTGCGCCACCAGAGTTTTGCCGCGTGTTCATGTGGACGGTATCGTTCACGTCAAGATAGATGTTTGTTGAAATAGACAAACTTGTTTCGTTTGCAGGTGATGCTGGAACCTGAGTTGCGGCGACTGCGGCAGAGTTCACAAGAATTGTCAGGCTTCGTCGGCTCGTTGCATTTGCGGCAAAACCAACGGTTGCAGTGATGTTATAAACGCCAGCCTGACCAATAACGATTTGATCGTTTGCATCGTCAAACCATGCATGAGGGTCATACGAGTTAGTGGTAGCCGTGCTGCTTGCGGTATCCAACACAACTTTTGTGTCCGAGTTATTTCCCAGCGATTGCGTTCCAGATGCACGAGTAGCTCTACAGATCCAGAGCGAGTTATCTCCATTAATATTCAAATCATTAAACGTGACATCGCTGCTGGTAGCAACGGCCTGTCCGATGGCAACGGTCTTTGCGGCAGCATTGGCATCCGCACCAGTGACGGTGACGCCAGTGCCAGCGGCAAGGGTAGCAACAAAGTTTCCGCTTGTAATGCTGCTTGTAGCGTGGGTGTGGACGTCAGAGGCATAACTTGCGCTTAGTCCAACAGTGACAACACCAGCGGTGTCGGTTGACGCCGTGATCGGTGCCGTGCCGTTGACGGCGGTGACGTAGGTTCCAGCGGCCTGGTACGGGTGAGTGTGGACAGATGCCGCAATGCCAGCACTGGCAATGGACGATTTAGTCCAGAGGCTGCTTGAGGTCTTGTATTGAATGATGTCCCCATCAGACGGGCTTGCCGCAGAGACATCGTGGAGTTCGTCTAGTTCGTAGCCGTTTTGTACCTTGACAAGAATAGATCCGTTGTTTGATTGAACTCGGACCACAACACCAAGGTATACTGCGTGGCTTGGCTCTGCTGGCGGGGTTACGAATACCAGCGAGCCAGGAGTATTCCCTAGCCAGACGGCTGCACCAGCGGTGGTTGCAGAGGTATCGATGTCGGTGAGATACCCAGCCTCAATGACGTACCCAAATGCATCCGTTGCAATCGCTTCGGCGGTAATGCCAAGCGTCTTAGAGGAAGATGCCTCGGATGTTGCTGAGGCAAGAGAGATCAACGCATTGTTGCCAGTCGCGCCAGACACATACACCGCAGAACCCTTCGGGATCGTGGTGCCAGTCGTGTTCTTGACGAAGAAGCGGACGACCTGTGCGTTGGTAGCGGCGGTGGCCCCAGTGATCGCGCTTTGGTCAATGCCAACAGTAATTGCTGTGGTGCCAGAGGCGGTGATTGGGGCGGCACCAGTGATGGAGGTGATGTAGGTGCCGAACGGCTGGTAGGTGCCATCGTGGAGGTGGCTAGTCGTAGAGTAGTTGGCGTTAAGGCTGATGGTCGATGTACCAGCGGCAGTCGCAACGCTGATTGGCGATGTGCCAATAATCGTTGGCGCACCAGGAAACCCAGTCGCTGTACCAGTGAGGGTAATGTCACCAACCGTAAGGCTAGACATTTGGATAACCCCAGTTGTCGGGGTTTCTGTAATGACTACCGAGCCATCGGAGATCTGCAATGCCCAGTCCACAAGGAACTCCTCATGGAACGCATCTGGGAACGTGTGGGTAGATCCAGCCGCGCCGACGAAATCATTGTTTCGCCAGCGGGTGTTGATTACCTTGGTTGAGGTAAAGCGGGACAAGGACTACTTGCCCTTCGCGGTCTTGGCAGAACGCTTGAATGCCTTGGCAGTAGGGGCGCCCTTGGTGCCAGGCTTGCGCATCTTCTCGCCAGAGCCAGCGGCAATGCGCTTCTTCTTGGCGTTGATGTTGGCGTACAGGCCTTTCTCAGCCTTCTCCGCCGCAGCCTTACCAGCCTTTGTGTATGGGAACTTCTTCCCTCCGACCATTGGCATTACTTCGCCGTCCTTCCACTCTTAAGTGCAGCGAGTCGTCGGCGAATCTCGGCGGCTGCCTCACGGGTCCCGCCTTCTACTCGGTTAGTTGTCTTCGCCAATGTCTTGGTTGCATCATAAATCATCTGCCCACCCTTTTTGACTCGTGCTTCACCAAGTTGCGCTAGATCATAGGCAGTAGACTTGCCAGCAGACTTCAATGCCTCGTTTGAACCATATCGTGTTGGTGCTGTGTATTTTACGCCATCAAATACTGTTTCTGCATTGCTAAACTTTCCAGCAGCATATGTTTGTGTAGCCGAACGCCCTGCTACATTGGCACTGCCCTTTGCATAGCCACCAGTCTCCTTAAGACCCTTGCCAAGTTGAATGGCAGTTTCCGCAGCCTGACCGCGACGAGCGGCACCACGAACAACACGTCCCGCAGCCCCTGAAATTCGGACGGACGCTGGCGCAATCCTCGAAACCTTACCAGCAACCCCTGAAATTTTTCCCAGTACGCCGAATGCCTTACCAACTGGCAGGGCCATGGCAAGGGCCATGGGGTCCGACTGAAGACCTTTCTTCCCAAGGGTAACGATACCCGAGGTCAGCACCTCACCAGCGTCCTTGAGGCTAATGCTCTTGACGCCAGAGGCGGAGCCAGTAAGTGGCATCCCTGCCTTGAGCTTAAAGCCGATTGCCTCAGAACGACCAAGCTTACGCCCAGCGACGCCAGAGGTACGATTCATTTCCTTCTTCTTTGCCATTAGTCTTCTCCTATGCTCGGCATCGGTAGCAACCGAGCCAAAGGTACGGAAAGCGAGTCAGCCGCTCGTTCCGTTTCAACATCCCATACATGGCTGAGGATGCTATGGGCCGCTGATCCCAGCGACTCCTCCAACGCCTCAACAAGGCGCTCCACCCCTGCCTGGTGTAGGTGGATCAGTTCGTGCGCTACCACCCGTCGGATCTCGTCCTTCTTCTGCTTCCAGAGATCTGGAGAGAAGCGGATGGTGGCGTTATATAGGTTCGTGCTGACTTCTACATCAGCCCAGGAATCGTCAGGCGGAGCACCAGCTCCTACCGTGACCGTCCAATGCCCCAGCCCGAGGATGTCCTTGCAGCGGTTGACGTATAGTGCGACTGCCTTGGACATTCGACCCCCTCTGAATCGGTAGCGTTGTAACTATTAGCGGCCTCGTCGTGGCATCACTGGCTTGGTCTTGCGAAGGAAGGAAGGCATCGACTGCTTTGCTTCCCCTGGCTTGCCTGGGAGAATCGTATCAACAATGGACCGCGCTTCGTTCTTCTTCATCATTGACTTGTAAACGTTCTTTGGTGGAAGCTTCTTCTCAATGACCTTGCCGCCCTTTGGGGCTGGCTTGCCTGGCTTTCCCTTTGGCATTGGAAGCGGGCGCTTCTTAGCATCTGGCATTAGCTTCGGCATTGGCAGTGCGCGCTTCCAATCGCCTGGATTTCGCTCGAACTGCTTCGGCCCGCTCGGAACTGGCTTCTTCTCTCGACCATCTGGCTTTGGGGTCTTCTTCCCCATCAGAATCTTGCCCTTTGGCATTTTTAACTCCTTGGGTTTCCCCATTCTTAATCTGGCCTAGCGGCCAGAGCGAACTCAAATTAAGTGAGAGACCGTTCTCTGGGAGGGTGAGTTCGTTGCCCCCTCTTTTATCTCCCCCATATAACCAGAAAAACGGGGGTGTTTTGTCAAAAATAACATTATTAATTTTTCTTAATGTATTGCGGGAGGCTG